TCACCTTTGATAATCCATTCAGATACGATATCACCTACAGGTCCTAATACGTTCATAGTTAAATCTTTCTTATAAAAATCACTATATCCGTCTCTACCTGTTACTGATTCGTGATGTAATCTAACCCATTCCATACATGCTTGTGCACCTGATGGAGTAATTGGATCAAATAACGTCATTTGAATTGTATTCCAAAGTGTTTTACCTTTAACGTATCTTGCAACGTTAATATGGTTTAATTGAACTGTACCTTGGGTTAATGAAACAGCTCCCATACCTTTTATTTGGTATGAAGGAATCCCGTCAACATATAGGATAAACCTATTCTGTTGCTTTGGTTCAAATGCTGTATAAAATATTTCGTTCGGGTCTAATACTGCCATTGTTGTTTATTTTATTATAAATATTCTATTCTTTTGTTTTTTATTCAGGAAATGTTGCTCCAGTTGGTAAAACGTTGAAATCTAGAATTACAAATTCCGCTGTTTTAGTTGGTTGTAAGTAAATTTGACCTACTAGCTCATTTCTATCTATTACGTCTGGTGTATTATTGGAAGCATCCATTACTACTTTAAACGCGTATAATCCTTGTCTTTGTTGTACTGATTCTAAGTATGGGTTAACTTGTGCCAAGAAATTATTTCTTGTTGAATTTGTATTTTGTTCAAATACTAAGTTATCTGATACTTGTACAATATAAGATTTTAGTGCTATTAATAATCTACGTACATTTACTCTATCTAAAGCACTTGCTCTTTTCTGTAATGTTTTCTGTCCAAATACTACAACTCCACTTCCTGGGAATGTAGCTATTGGGTTAACATTTGCTTCATATAAAGTATCTCTGTTTCCTGATGTTAATTTTCTTTCTGCTCTTACTACACTTCCTAAAGCACCTCTAACTAAACCTGCTGGTGCGAACCATGGGTCTGATGATGCATCTGTAAATGCGTATACTGCTGGAATATACGTTGAAGCTGGCGCCCAAACAGTTTGTCCAGTACCTGCGTCGACTGTTTGTAGCCATGGCCAGTAAGTTGCTGAATATGAAGTATCATATGATGATGCTTGTGTAGTTACTGAGTTGATTGTAGAATTATATGCTACTAAATCTATTACTGAAATACAATCTGTTCTACTTTGTGCTAATGCTACTATTGAATTAACTTGTGATGCATGTAAAGATCCTATTAATCCAGGAGCTGATATTACATTAAATTGATAATCATCGGCATTAGTTAAAATATTAATTGAAGCAGTATAGTCATCGGCAATAATACCTTGAATGTTATTTGCTGTAATATTTTCGTTAAATAGTGCTGTATTATTTTCAATATTTTTACCTGTAGCGGCTGCAAATGAACCTGATCCTACTAATGGTAAACTTCCTGTAAATGCTGGTTTTATTGAACCATCATTATTAAAATATTGTGGTGTTGGTGTACCAACGCTATCTACATAAATATAAGCACTTCTACGTGGATAATTACCATTTGTTTTTACATAGTAATCTGAACCATCTTGTTCTATACTAAAGTAAGTATCTCCAATTACCTTACCAATATAATTAACCGCTGTTGGGTCCATTGATAAGTTATTATAAGTTTCTAAAATGGATTTTTGATTATTAACATCATTACCACGTCTAATTAATAACGAAAATTGTCCTGATGATGTGTTTACTGAAGCAATTTCCCATCTTAGGTTATCAGCTGATCCACTTGGTAAAGAACCATTAGCGTTTACTGTGCTGAAACTGTTCATAATTTCACCTTCAGAAATTGTTTTTAAAACAAATGCTTGTTTTTGATATTGAGTAGCCGCTGAATCATCCCAAGCATCAGCCATAATACCACTTTGATTTGGACCAGCAGCACTACCTGAAGTAAATGCTGATGAAAAAGATCCAGTAACGGCTCTTGATACTAATAATGATTCACCACCTTGAGCAAAATAATTTCTTGCTGCGATAGAGTTTAGATATGTGTAATATTGGGAACCGCTTTCTACTGCTCCTCCAAAAATAGCCTCATATTGTGAAAATGAAGACACCGCTGTTGGAATTTGCACAGGACCTTTAACTGCCGGTCCTATAATTGCTGCACCAAAAGTTACAGGTCTTGATCCAATAAACGACTGATCATTTTCTCTTGCTAATACACCCGGAGATATTAATGTTTCTGCCATTGTTATATATTATATTTATTTTGTTTTATTATAAATATTAAAAATTATTTCAAAAAACTATTTTATTGGGATGATTTCTCCTTTTTCTAAATCAAGATTACCATCACCATATTTTTCTGTAAGTTCTTTAGCGAGTTGGTTTTGATCTACTCGTAATTTTTTAAATTTATTTAATATTTCTTCTTTTTTTTCTTCCAATAATTCAAATTGTAATTCAATTTGTCCTAATGCTCCTACTATCTCATTTGTTTCATTTTGATAGTTTTTTAGTTTTGAAACTTCTTCTTCTGATAACTTTTTATTTGCCATAATGTCTAATAAATTTTATGTTGGTTATAAATATATATAAATAATTAAAAAAAATATAATTATTGTAAATCTCTTAAATTTCTTTTTCTATGGTCATCAGTTGGGTTTTGTATAGGTTTTCCTGCAGTTTCTATATTACTAACTGTTTCTGTGTTAATGGTAATTTTAGCTTTTGAATTATATACTTTAGTTGCATTTAATTCTTTTTGTATTGTATCTGGTAGTATGTATCCTCTTAATCTAATATTAAAAGTACCAGTAACTAATCTATCTTTACCTTGAGTTAATTCAGTTGCTGTAGTAAATGTATCTATAAATGCTCTAAATTGAAATCTTTCAGGCATTCCCCAATAAGCATCTGAAGCGTATTCACATGCTTCTATTACTTTATTTAATTGCTCCATATAATATGTCTGAATTATACAGCTATATTCCATTGTAACATAATCTGGTTGTGCTACAACATGGAATTTTTCAACAGGTTTTCTGTTATTTAAAGTACCAAAATTACTATAAAAGTTTTTTGGACTATATTGTTTAGACCATTTACCATATAAATTGGGTTGGTTTGCATCTAATTTGTTTGCTACTGTTCTATCTTTTGATAAAGAATCTCTTTTAAGTACAAGAATAGGTAACATAATAGCACCTTTTTTATCTCTATAATATCCATCACGTTGGAATGATTTCCATCTTTCTGGAGCACCATATATTACTGGTACTTCCCTACGTTGACCATTTTGATACACAAATGGTTTTATTTGGTTTTTAAAATAATAAAATATAGCTTCATCAATATCTTTTATACCAATAGAATATTGTTTTGTAGTATCATCTTTCATACTCATTTGAGATGATCTATTCTGTGCTATCCCTGTATCTTGATAATTAGGGTTAACTGGCATATTAGCGTCATTAGGATTTGTTTGAATCCCTCTGTCTTCAAAACCTTCAAAAGCACGATGTTTGCCTTCACTTAAGGTTAATTGATATTTTGGTATTGGTTTCCTTGGTTTTGCCATTACATTCTTTCTATATTAGGAGAAATTGCTACTTTATCTGCTGGTATGTAATATGTCGATACTAGTATTGAAACATTATTACCAAATTTTTCTAATCCTGGATTTAATGGGTTTGGTGTTCCATCAGAATCATTATTAGGATATTCAGGATTTTTACCTCCCCAATATTGATTAGCAATTGTACTTTGAACTCCATAGTACCCTTCTTCGAACAATATAATATCCCCTACTCGTGGTACCACGTCTTTTTCAACTAAATCATCTCTTAGGAAGTAAAAATTAATACTTTGATCAAATTGTACACCTTCATTATTTAAGGAAAAGTCTTGATCACCTCTATCCATTAAAACATTAAATAGAAAAGGACCATCATAATATTTTTCTTCTGCGGCTTCACCGTAGATATTAACTTTAGTTTCTTCTAATTTAAATTGATAGATAGCACATTGTTGAGTAATAATATTACCCATAACCTCTCTATTAAAATTTCTCATCAGAGACCAATCTCTGACTCCTGTAAACATTGCCATATTATCCTATAAAAATAGTCCAAGGGACTTGTTGTAATTCTTTCATTTTAGAATCTGCTTCATTTGCTCTTCTTTCTAAAGAAGCCATTCTAGATGTTTCATCAAAATATGTTCTTAATCTTTCAATTAATGCTGTTTTTTCTGCTGTAGCAGCTCCTAATAAATCTGCTTGATTAAGTGTTACATCTGCATTAGGGATAGGAACTGTACTATATTTACCTCTTACATAACCTAACATTTCTTTAGCTAATGCTAATGTATACTCAAATATCCATTGTCTACCTACTGAATTTATAAATTCATATGTTGGATTTTCATATGGAGCATTTGATACATTTGTAACTCTATCAGCTTCTTGACTAACAGATGTTGCTATTCTTTCGTCTCGTATAATATATTCAAACCAAATTTGAGGTCCTACTGATCCTGAAGGAACATCATTAAAACTTGGAATTGGGAATACTTTTAATTTATCATTTCTTATTTCAAATGAATAATTATTTAATCTAATTTGCTGGTTTAATTCTATTTGTTGAATTACTTGTAAATCATAATTTAAAGGAGCCATTAAATATCCTAAACCATCTCCAAATCCTCCAATACCCATTACTCCAGCAGCTAATACACCACCAAATCCAAATCCATTATAAGGATCAAGATAACGTGCTGATGCCGGATATGGTTCTTGATAAAATACTCTTTTTACTTCTATTCCTTTACTACCATAAGCAGCCGAACCTGTACCTAATGAACTAGTTATTTGACTTTCTGAAATAAAAGTACTAAATGAATATTCTTGTTGACTTGATGTTAAAGCAAATGAACCTGAATAATAAGGTACATTTCCTCCACTACCTGCTTCTTCACCATATTGTTCAGTTAATCTTACAATTGGTTCAAAACTCGGTGTTATAAGCGCTTGATTTAAACTTGACCCAGTGGTTAACCCTTCAATTGATAATTGATTATCTCGTATTTTATACGCGTATAACTCATTACCATACGTGGTAACAGCTTCTTCAAAAGCAGTAAAAAATGATCCAGATTGTAATTCTATATCTACTAAAGGATATCCTAATCTAGCAGCACAAAATTTAGCTACTTTAACTGCATCTGTTTTAAATTCATCATCTGCATTATAGAACCCAAATGGTACTGCGCTATTTACCCATTTAGGGCAACCATCATAAATTGGTATGTTCATATCTAAACTATTTTATTATAAATATGAAAAAAAAAGGCCGAACTAACGTTCGGCCTAATTTCATTTAATCTTGGTTAATTACTCATTATAGAGTGTTTAAACCTGCGATATCAATTGTTCCGTAGAATTCTGGTCTAACCATTTTCTTAGCATATCTAGTCAAGAGACCTTTACGTGGAGTAAACGTTTCTGGATCATAGATTAGCGGAGTCATGATTAATGGAATATATGGAGCAAATACAGCACCTGTTTCTAAGAACTGAGATCCTCTAAATCCTAACAATACTACGTTAGATTTCATGTAAGGGTTCTTATAAACTTTATATCTTCCGTTTAATTGACCAACTTTCTGAACACCAAAAGCGTAAGTTGCTTTAGCAGCATCTCCATCAGTGTCAGCAGCAAATCCTGGAATAGATTCTAGGATAGTACCTACAGAAGGAGAACATACTAGGAAGTTTGCT